GTAAGCCGTGATCGTCTGCGTGTTCTCCAGATAGTTGACAGTCGGGGTAATAGAAGTGATCCGAATACGGATCTCCGCGGCCACAAGTCCATCGACGTTGTTCGAGATCTCGATGAAGCCGGCACCGGTAGGCGCGCGCAACACATAGAAGATGTTGCTGAACCCGTTGCGACCAACCGTATTCAAAGTCGAAATGTTGCCCAAGTCCGTGAACGTAGTCAGCACGGTACTCGCTGTCGTGTACCCAGGAGCCGCGGAGTTGAACGCAGAAAGATTGTTGGGCGTAACCGTCCCCGTGCCGATCATAGACCCGGTGATGCCGCCAGTCTGGCTGACGTACCCCAGAACACCGGAGGTGTTAGCCGTCAAGAACGAGTTAGCGGCCGGCACCGCGTTCGGCAGCGTCAGCGTGTAGGCCGTGGTGGCCGACGCCGGCGTCAGTGTCACAGCGTTGGAGCTCGCCGTGCCGGTACGCAGAAGGATCGGACCGCAGTCCATGATCGCGCCGGTCAGCGCAGCCGAAGTCCAAACGAACCCGGTGATGGCTGACCAAGATGCGCCGCCAGGAGATGCCAAGCCCGCAATCGACCCCGGAGTGCCGGCGACACCGCCACTAGCCGTAATCGGAATCGCGACGCCGTTCCCGTCCGTAAAGTACAGGTTGCCGCCGTTGTTGTAGACCCGGTTCGCCCCCAGCGTCGTGCCTTGATCCGCCAGTTGAACCGAGCCCACGCTCAACAGCGAGTGGTTGCTCCACGACACGTCGCCGTCAATCGCGAGCGCCGCCGCCGAGATCGGGACGCCGCTGCCGGCCCCCACGACGTGCGTATGCGCGTCCACTTGGGTCAGCGCCGTGTTGAGCATCGTCGCCCACGTCGGACCCACCGTTGTGCTGACGGTCGGCAGCGTCAGATTCATGTTCGGCGTGCTCATGTTCTGCTCCTAAGTGCTCGTGTTGGTCGTGTGCCCAACGTCAACGAAAACGCTTCCGTTGTACACCAAGATCACCGAACCACCCGGCCCGATGGTCAAGTTCGGGTTGCGAAGGCTCAGTCCGTAGGTCGTTCCTCGTTGGATGACCAAGTTGTTCGCCGCCCCGACGTTCATCAGCAGCACCATGTGACCGATCGATGCCCCGTTCGCCAAGATCGTCGGCGTCGAGGTAAGCGTCACGCTGCCGCTCGGGCACTCAAACCTGGCGAACGAAGTGGTGTGCCGAAACTGAAACGACGCCGCCGTGATGGAGTCGATGCCGTTCGGCATGAACACGCCGTTGGCGACCCACTTCTCTCCATCGAATACGAGAAGCGAACCGCGCTCGGGCGTATCAAACTCCTCGATCGGCACGCCTTGCAGGCCGCGAACCTTCGGCGCCTCCAGCGGGCCCGTCAAGTCACCTTGGACGTTCCGCAGGATCGGGTTCAGCGCGCTCGCGAGTTGATCCTGCACCCGGTTCAACGCGCCGTCATCGCTAAGAACCTTGCTGAGTTGCTTGATCGTCGGCATGGCTACGGGATACCGCCGCCACCACCGAACCCGTTGCCGAACGGCCAAGTGCCGTTCGTCCACTGCACGTCCGCGATCGTCGCCGGCGACCCGGCGTCGCGGTTCTCGGCAGCCGACTCGATGCGACGGATCAGCGCGGCCTTCTGGAACTGAAGCGTCGAAGTGTCGCTCTCTTCCTTCTGCATCATCTTGATCGCCGCGTCGGTCACGACGTACTCGAGCCACCCCGAGATGCCGTCAGCCACCGTGTTCGGCTGCTCGACCACCGGAGGCGTGATCGTGCCCGTGCCGTACAGCGTGGTCGTGACGTTTGCGTTGCTGCACGCGAAGTACAGGTTCGACGTCCAGTAGAAGCGCACCTCGTCCGCAGAAACCATCGTCGAGTAGGGAACGATGAACGAAGGGTTGCTCGCGTAGTACAGCGCGAGCGCCGCTTGGATGTTCGCCACCGTGTCCGCAATCGTCGTGCCGACGTTGAACTCGGTGATGCTGGGCGACTGAATCGGATCGACCGCTGTGAAGAGAACGTCACCCACTTGAACCGTGTCGCCAACGGACAGGTTCACGCCGAAGACAATCTTCGCCACGATCGGCGTCGCCTGCGGAGCGATGTCGAACGCAGCCGGGGCAGAGGTCGCCAAGGTGAACGTCGTGGCCTTGCGGAACGAGATGTACGGCAGGCCGGGCGGATCCTCGTACACCGTAAAGGATGACAGCGCAGGATCCGCGTTGATCGAGGTCACGAGACTCTGCGTGGTCACCACGTTCGCGGAACTGACCTCGAACTGATTGGCCCCAGGCGACGAGGCGACGCCCGTAAAGACTTGAGTGTCAACGGTAACCGTCTCGCCAATCTCGCTCCCGTCAGTAAAGACCGAGATCGAGGCGTAGTACTCGTTGGGCGTGTTGGGATTCGGGATCGGCGCCGGCGTGGTCGGGTCAACCAGCTCCGCAAGACGCGGGACGTACCAGATGCGGATCGTCTGCCCGGTCTGCGGCGACGGCGTGAACCAAAGGTTCCCGGCGCTGATCCGGTAGCGAAGGTTGGTGACGCCGATCCAGGTCTGCACGTTCGCCGTGCTGTAGCGGTTGCGCTCCGCCAGCGTGAACGGACGCAGCGAAACGTAGCCGTCAGGGCCGGCGCTGATCTGGAGATCGACACCCAGAAGCTTGAAGAAGTCGGCCGGCAGCGGGTACTGGCTGACGTTGTTCTGCAACTCGAACGAGTACTCCTTCATGAAGTAGTCGTTGCCGTACTTCTGCACCAACAGGTCGTACAGTTCGTAGTAGGAAGCGTTGATGTAGGAGTTCAGTTCGGAGTCCGACACGAACTGGCTGTACACCATGTCGGCACGCTGCCGAGCCGCCGTCCGAAGTTGGGCCAAGGTCATCTTCGGATAGGTCGCCATGCGTGCCTCCTTGTAGGGAAGGGACGCCCCGGACGAACCGGAGCGCCCCCTCGCCTAGTCTACCTCGCCTTAGTCGTACTCGTTCTCTTCAAGATGCTCGCCTTCCTCGTGCGGCATCGCGTCCGCAACGTGGAAGAACGCCTTGAGGGCATTCGCAAGAGCGGCGGCGTCGTTCCCGCGCACAGCTTGAAGAACATCCTCGGCGATAGCGTGCAGCGACTCGTCGCAACGAGACTCCGTCTCCTCGTCAGACTCGTGCTCCGCGCCCTTCGGCTTGATCTTGCCGAGGATGATCGCGACCGCGGCCTTCTCGTCGTGGATCATGGCGACCTCCGCTTAGTACGCCGTGGTGTTCGACAGCGTGATCTCGATGAGCAACTCGGTCCCATCGTCGGGCGCGCCAACCGAAACGATACCGGTGGACGTCGTGTACCGGAGCGGCCCCATCTCGATGCTGGGGTTGCCCGAGTTACCCTGCACGTCCACCGTGCCGAGGATCACGCCGAACCCTTGGTAGGTGGCCGCGTTGACGAAGTTCGCGCAGACCGACACGTTCAGCAGACGGACGTAGGTGTCATACTGCGGAACGCCGCCGTTGTTGTTGCCGAGGTACAGGACGAACGAGCCGGGACCAGTACCGGGCACAAGCGACTCGATACCCTGCGACTCGTTGATCGTGACGGGCGACGTACCCGTGTTGAGGACGGCCGTGTCCACCAGCGTGGGCACGCCGCCAGTGTAGAGAACCTTGGCGAACAGCTTGACCACCTTGCGCTCAAGCGTGCCGCCGAACTGCTCGAACCTACGATTAGCCATGTTGATCTCCTTAGGACAAGGGGCGACCCCAGCGAAGCTGGAGCCGCCCCGTGCCTGTTAGTGTTTACGCACCAAGCTGGATGACAGCGTTGAAGCCCGGCGCGTTGCAGCCGAGGTTCGCGTAGCTGACCACGCGGAGCTCGGCGGCGTCGCTGTTGTACACGCGAAGCATCTCAAGCCCGTCCGCGTACTTGGCGATGTGCGGAGCCGGCCCGAGCGAGTACAGCTTCCAGGTGTCCATCTGGAGGAGGTACGCGGTCTTCGCGGTGCAGGAGCGGTCGGGGAAGACCTTGATCTGCCCGCCCGCGCCGTTGATGAGGATGCCGGGGAACGAGATCTCCGCAGGCCCCTTCATGCTGATGTACTGCGCCTTGGCGCCCAGCGACTTCTCGAGGGCGGCGTAGGAGGCGAAGTTCTTGATCGCCACGTCGGGGTTGCCACCCTCGCGAGCGACGAGGAGCGAACCGTCGATCAGCGCCTCCTCGATCGACTGCGAGGTGCCGTTGAAGCGCACGCCGCCGAGGCGGGTCGGGTCAGACGAACGATCAACACCGAAGAAGTTGTCACCGCTGGTCGGGGCCGTCGTGGGGAGCCACGAGGAAAGACCCTTCAGCGCGATGTTCCAGTCGCCCTGCACCACGAGGCGGTCAGTGCCCACCCAGCCAGCGGGAGTAGCGGCGCTTCCGCCCATGCCGCTGGTGGCGACCGTCACGATGCCGGCGCTGCGGTTCACCGCGATGACGTAGCCGGTGGTGCCGCGATCGACGCCCGCGCTGCTGAACGCGCGCAGGGTCATGTTGACCTCGAAGTTCACGACGTCGCTGGGATTGGTCAGCGTCAGAGCGCCCGTCGAGGCCGAGCTGATCACGCCGATCGAACCCGTCCCATCACGGAAAAGCTGCGTCGAGAGCGAGTTCGTCAGCGCACGGATCGCGCCGTCGATCACCACCGTCGCGCCGTTGATGAACGCCATCTTGTCGGTCTTGCTGGCGAGCATCGTCTGGTTGTCGATCTGCGCGATCGAGTAGTTGGACGCGCGAGTCAGCGCGAACGACTGAATCACGGCGGCCGACTGATTGCCCTGCGCGTTGGAGAAGGTTCCGCTGCGCCCCTGCGAGGTGCCGACGATCAGCGGCAGCGGCATATACTTGCCGCCGAACTCCTCCATCTTGGGAACCATCGCGAGGAACGGGTTGTTCTTGTAGACCAGGTTCGCGATCTTCTGGTCATCGTAGAGCTCCTTGAGCGCCGCGTTCGCAGCGCCAAGGTCGAACGAGCCGGCAAACGAGCCGGTGGGATTAAGTGCGGGAGTCGGGGCAACAGCCATGAGTGGGCCTATCGCGGACTACGCTTCATGCGCGTCCGCCAAGCCGTAGGGCGCGCGCCATGCGCTCCCATTCGGCGGGTTAGCGAGAGGTTGTGAACGAACTGCGGGTGCGCTCGCCGCGCAAGCCTAGTGGTTAGCGTCCCTCAAGACGGGCGAGTGCTGCTGCGACACGATCCGCTTCCGTTCGCGGTTGCTGCGTGCCGGTTGCAGCCGTCGCGCTCAGGTTGTTCGTCAGCGTCGGTCCCGTGCGAGGAACCGCCGGCTGCGCCACTCCCTGCGCTTGAGCCACTTTCTGCTGCGTCGCTGCGAACTTCTTCGTCGCTTGGGCCTTTCGGGCCAGGTCTTCGTAGTGCTCTTCCACAAGCTTCGCCGCCTCGGGAATCGTCAGCAGCTTGTTGGTGTTGCGGAAGTGCTCTTCGATGACGTCGGCCACAAGGCTAGACCCACCGTAGAGCGAAGTCAACTCATAGGTTTCCGCGTGCTGGGAGATGTACTCCCCGACCTCCTCGCGGAACGCCTCCACGATCTGCTGCTGCTCGGTCATCGCGGCACGACGCTGCTCTTCCAGCATCCGCTCCCGCTCCGCCGCCGTGTTCCGCTTCAGCGCCTCGATCTCCTGCTTCAGCGAACCGATCTCCAGTTCCGGCGTCGGCTTGTTGTCGTTCAGCACATAGCTGGTGACATCGTCGTAGGAGATCCCCAGCGCCTTCAGCGCCTCCAGCGGATTCGTCCGCGCCTGCTCGCGGAACTGCTGAAACGCCCGCACCTCCTCGGCCTGTCGCGCGATCTCCGCCTGCTGCGAGCGGAACGCCTGCTGCTTACGGACGAGCTCCGCCTCCTTGCGCGCCAGCGCCGCGAAGCGGTCCACTCCCGGCCGCTCGGGCTTCACCTCAGGCGCAGGAGCCGCAGGAGTCTCCGGCGCAGGCGCCGCCGTCTCCGATGCAGCAGGAATCTCCGATCCCACTGCGCCCGTAATCATGTTCGTCATCGTCGCTTCAGCCATCCTTCATCGCTCCTTGGTTACTGTACCGGGACATTCGGTACCAGTTCGCTCGCAGGCATCGGCATCGGAGGAGCCAACGGCTCGCCCGTCGCTCCCGGCATCGGAAGCATCTGGGGAGCCGGAGCCATCGCCTGCTCAATCTCGGTGATCTGCGCCAGATACCGCCGCAGCAGTTCCAGCCGCGCCTCGCTCAGGTTGTGCTGCTTCCCCTTCGCGTAGTACTCAAGGCACAACTGCTTCGCCATGCCGAGGTCATCCAGCGGATCCGGCGGCGTGTAGTCACCATCGTCCACGATCTTGTCGAAGACCGCCGTGAGGTAGTCCTCCTCGGCGTTCGCCAGCGACTCCACTTGCTCGAGGTCCGGGAAGTCCAACAGCCGACGAGCCTGCCGCGGCGACAGGAATCCCGCCTGCGCGTACTCTTGGATCGTCGCCAGCCGGCCCGCCGGATCGCTCGGCAGCGAGGACACCGGGTACACCTGCATGACGTAGTCATCCTCGTCCAGGTGGATGTCGTTCCACCGCACCAGGCTGACCGTCTTCCGCCCCGGCACCCGCACCTCGTACTTCGGGTTCTCCGCCGCGAGGATCTTCACCGTCTCGATGGACAACTTCGCGATGTCCATGAACAGGTTCTCGTACCCCTTGGCGATCACCGCGAAGCGGTCGGTCTGGATGTCGTTGTACTCGCGGATCGCGCGACCGCTGTTCAGCCCCTCCGGCTTCAGACTCGCCGCCGAAAGCTGCGAGATGCCCGACTGCTCGTACGCCTTGTTGATCAGCGTGTTGAGGTGGCTGAAGATCTCCGGCGACACGATCTGCGGCGTCACATACGTCGGCATCGTCCCGGTGTAGTTGATGATCGACCCGATGTCGTTGTTCAGATGCTCCTTCACGACCTTGCTGCCGTTCTCGATGAACACCTTGAAGCTGCCCGCAAGGTGGAACGACCGCTGGATCACCCACAGCAGCTTGTTGATCTCCAACTGGATGTTCTGAAGCTGCTCCGCAAGACCTTGGCCCCAGTACCCGTACAGACGCGGCGACCACTGCACGCGCGCGAACGGGAACCACTCATACGGCCAATCGTGAACCTCGCCGAGGACCGCGCCGTCGATCGTGATGACGTGCTTCCCGTCCTTCGCGCCCGGCCCGCTCGGGAGGTGCCACGACTCCCGCACCGTGATCATGTCCGCGATGATGCTCCGGCCGTTCTCCTCCGTTCGACTCGGCTTCGCCCCCATGATGAGGCCCGCCTCGTCCGGGAACATATCCAGCAGCACTTGGCGGTCGATCTGCTTCACCCGGTGCAACTGCCGCGGCTGGCCGTACAGCGCCTCCACGTCATCCACGAAGATCTCGCTCGCCATCACGCGCTCATGCCGCACGCGGCCATGCTGCGCGAACACATGGATGAAGCCGTCGCCCCAGACCGCCGCGTCCCGAAACGCCGTCACGCCCAGGTCGTGGGTGTTGTTCTCGTAGAACACGCCGTCGAGGAAGTTGTTCAGCAGCTTCGCCTCGCGCTGCTTCTTGTAGTCGCCGCCGTTCGTCAAGAACATCGGCCGCGGACGGTTACGCCCCACGCGCGCCACCGCCGTGTCCACGACGCTCTGCACCACGTTGTACGAAATGCGGTCGCGCAGCGCCGGCTGCTGCGCCGCCAGCTTGCTGAACGACACGCCCGCCAGCGTGGTCGGCGACAGATTCCCGTACAGACGCGAACTCACGATCCACTGCGTCGCCCGAAACGACTGCGCGTCGCGGATCACGTTCAGCGTCATCGCCACGCTGTTCGCCAGGTCCGCGCCCTTCATCAGCCACCAGCGACGGTCCAACTTCTCCGGCCGGCCGAGGTTCGGCTTGTCATCTCCCGTCCCCGTCGTGAAATCCCGAAACTCAATGGGCATGACGCCTCTCCGCGCGGTGCGACCGCTTCAAGCCGTACAAACGACCGAGCATCTGGAACGCCTTCTTCTCGTTCTCGCCGGTCATCTCCGGGAAGAAGTACTTGCAGATCTGCGCCATCACGAACACCCTCTCGGGCGCCGTCAAGGGCGCGAGCTCCTTGAACCACGGTCGCTTCCCGTCCCGAAGCGCGGAGACGATCTCCTCCGCCTGCTCGAACCCAGCCCACATCGCCGCCCGGTACATCTCCTGCCGCAGCGTCTCCTTCTCTTCCTTCACCTCATCCGACATCCGGAGCCCCCGCGCTGCTGCTGCACAAGTCGTGCGAGCATCCCAGCAAGCACCCGGCCTCCGAGTGCTCGGTCACCCACTCATGCCCGCAGGCGCACCTCGAGCCCGTCTCGCTCTCGAACACGCCCTTCGTCGGCACGCCTTCCGCTACCGCGCTCTCCGGCTTCCGACTCCCCACCCGCAGCGAGAACTCCGGCGTCCAAAAATACTCCACGCCCGCCTCGCGCATCGCGTCAGCCCATACCTTCAAGTCTGTCGGTCGCATCATCGCCGCCGAGGGTAGACTGTTCACTACTCGCTGTAAAGCCGCGCCTCCGCCTCCATTCGCTCCCGCTCGGCCAATCCCTCCTCCAGCCGCCGCTCCGCCTCCAGCACCATCCAATCCGCCGAGGCGCTGCTGTACGGCGTCAGCCGGTGCGCTCCCGTCTCCGACAGCCACTGGTAGCAGTGCCGCCAGGCATAGAGCGCCGCGTCGGCTGCATGGTTAGGACTCGCCGGATGCTCCTCGCGACGAGGACTCCGCTCGTCCCATACCAACCCTCCGTACTCCTCCTGCAAGGCCAGCGTCGCCGTCGCGTGCAGCTTGATCCATCCGCTCACGAAGTCGCCGTTCATGATCTCGATGAAGTCCGCCTTACCCACCTTGTCCGCAGCCGTCAGCGGAATGTCGTGGCGCCGCCGGATCTCCTCCACCGCCTGCCGGTTCGCGTTGTCGATCACGATCGCGTCGAACTCGAACTTCGTCATCAAGTTCCGCGTCCGATCCGCCACCTCCGTGATGTCGCATCCCGCCTTCTTGTCCGCTCCCAGCACATACAAGCAGCGGTCATGGTCGTGGTACGCGCACACAACCCACGCCGTCGGATCGTTGAACCCCAAGTCGATCCCCAAGACGTAGTGCCACCTCCC